GCAACGGAATGCGGGGACATTTACGGTTGGCAAGAGCATGGCGGAGATGCTTACAGCTTGCACCAATGACAATGCAACGATTTAAGAGAAGATCTGCATTGTATATTTGATGCAATTCATACCTTTTTGGTGTGAATTAAAGAAGCTCATACGTGACACGTCCAAAGTTGCGCGATGAAATGAGAAAAGCCTTTCTGGCGAAAGGCAGATTTTTCAGACAAGTCGGATATGACAGACACGAACCAGTAGAAAATTCCGGAGCAACATTTGACGATATGAACAACTTCATCGAAATTCTCGTCAAAATAATGGTCAAAAAGCAACAAGAATTTTAAATTTATACCTGTCAGGTATAAATTTTCTTATAGGCGAATATATTTATTTAAACCATCAATGTTGTTCTAATTTAGCTCTGACTTTTAAAGCTAAATCCTCATTTTTGACACCATGTCAATGTGTTGATGTGTATTTTTTATAATTAGATGCTTTATTATAAATATGCTCTGTCAATACAAAAATATATTCGGAGAGGTTGGAACAGGCGTACACTCATACAGACTTTTCAACATTGCCATTGTGGATGTTATTCTGACAATGTTGCTCGCTCTTGTCATACGTCTTTTTATGCCGAAAGGAAATTATCTTGTCATTTTAGCTTTACTTTTTATACTGGGAATTATTGCCCATCGTGTATTTTGCGTCAAAACAACTGTCGACAAATTTCTGTTTAACTAAATTTTTTATACCTCTTCGGTATAAAAATTCTCAACATTTTTATGCTCCATCGATTCCAATTCTGCACGAAAAATTATCGCATAATTATCTATGTTTTTCTGTATAATAACGTATAATCGCGTCACCAAATTCTGTAATGATGCCGCGTTTTCTCGCAAGATATGCATATGGAAAAAATGTGTCTATCACATACGGTGGAAATGTGGTAAGAATTTCAGGCCTAAATGGTTTAATCTGACATACCCGCGACAATCTCTCATAATGTTTTTCCTCCATTTGTGAGGCTTTGTCCACTCTCGTTTTTTCACCCACTATTTCTCTTCCTTGTTCGTGATATCTAAGCATGTTCAAGCCTCTCATGACATCAAGAGGAACTCCCTTCATGTATTTTGACATTTCCCTTGATCGATCTTGTGCTGAAAAAGATTTCGCGATATGTGATCTTTCCCTTGGTGGTGTTCTTGAATATCTCGGTTCGTCCTTTTCTCGCGAAATACGTTCTCTGCTTCTTTGGCGTTCGACTACATGTTTTTCCCGTTGTAGTTCCTGTTCGCCAATTAGAGGAGTGCTGATGTAATTCCAATCCCTGTCTGTGCTTGAAATCGCCCATTCGAATTTTTTCATCAGTGTTCCAGAGTAAATGTATTCAACGGGAACACCTTCTGTCTTTGTCCACGCGATGACCAAACGCGGATCTATGTAATTATTCAGAGATGTGGTGATGGCGACATTCATAACATTCGACATTGCGTCTATTTTTTCTGCAATGTCAGAAATTTTTTTCTCATTGTCTTTTGAACGTCTCAACACAGAAAGATCATCCCGTAACCTTTGAACTTTTTCCTCCGTCTTTTTCGGAACATTTCGCGTGTGATTAAGAATTTTTGCCACCTCAGAATTCGCCTCGTTGAACATGTTTTTGATTTTTGTCTTTAAACTTCCCTCTGGTATTTTCACATCCTTCAATGCGTGAAACATAATATTGCTGGCCAATCGTGTGCGAAATACCTTCGCAGAAAATGAGCTGTCGAATTGTTTGAGGTATGTATTGATATCGTCAGAGCTGATGTGATCAAAAAGATCGTCGTCGGGTTTCTTTCCATTCTGAAAACGGCGAATGTTGTCATATATGACAGGTGGAACAATCAGATCCTTAAAAAAACGCACACTGTCCTTGCCGAGAAAATCGAAAATAATGTGGTTTTTTGTCCGCGTATCGACGTGACTAACACGCAAAGTTGTCGCGCCAACCGTATCAGCCTCATCTTCTTCCTTTTCGTTTCCCACACGTATGCCAAAGTTGTCTATCAGATAGAGAACCGTTCCAAGTTGTTCCTTGACGATGTCATCGGACACGACATCTTTTTTGTATTCATCGCGAACTTTGTCGATATATCTGTTCAATTTACGCGCCTTCTCATATTTTGCAAGGTCACTTTCTCCTTTGAACCGTCCCTCTATGCTAAACATAATGTATTTAATGGATTCTGTCGTCACATCGCGCCATTTTGACAACCACACGGCATCCTGATCGGTGACGACTTCTTTCCACTTGTGACCCTCTGGTGGTTTTGGAATCGGATCACGGGGACCAACATTTACAGTAACCTCTTCAGGTTCAATGTCTGGCTTGATTTTTCCTCTTTTGGGATTATTTCCGCGTCCGTAAAAAATCGCCGATGGTTCAATGATGAAATTTCCAACTTTTTCTCGTTTTCCGTCTAACATCGCATATCCATACTCCATTTTTCTCTCCTCAACCCTAACTTTTTTAATTCTTTTTGCCTTTGCATCCTTTATCGCTGCATCTTCCTCTGATTTTTCGATTATCTTTTTCATGATGTCAGAAAAGTTAAATTTACCAAAGTCCTTAAAAATATCAGCGTGTTCGTCAGTGAGGTAATCTCTCAGGTCGCCAAAATAATTCGCGTTAAAAATGGGATCCTTTGTCAACATGTCGACAACTCCTCCCTTTTCCTCACTAATTTTACGTTTCGCGTAAAAACCTAAAACCCTTTCCTCTCTGGGTGACAATGTGTATAATTTGCCTCCATACACCAAACGAGCCCCAAGTGGTTCATATGGTTCCATCAAATGTGTAAAATATGGTCCCCTGTGTATGAGAGAGGTCCATCGGTGTGATGATGGTTCTCCCCTTTCCATTTCCCACCACTTGACCACTTCAGCACCGAAAATATATGGTCGTGAAAATTTCGCGCCACGAAATTTGAGATCAGAATCACCCAATTTTTTATGTATCTCCTCAATTTTCTGTATATTCTTTTTTCCCTGTGACATCAGGCTAATACATACGCGATTGTCTCCTCTCGCATAAATGACAACAAAAGGTGGAACCTCTACGTCTGTAAAGGCGTATTCGCCAAATTTTTTGTTGGTGTATATAGATTGAACGTAATTTTTCAAATCATCAACATTTATGTCCCTTGTTTCTGTGACATCGTAACAATACTGCATTGTCGCTTAATTTATATATCGACAATAAATTTTTTCAAACCATGATTGTTAGCGATGGATGTTTTCGCAGGGATTGACATTGATTGTCTTAAAAAATGACCATTGTAGGTATAAAATTTAAAGCTGAAACTAAAATTTTAGAAGGAAAAAGATGCAAACGGTATTTAAAAAATTCACCATTTACCGATAAATGCCTAATCGCGCTTGTATTACCAACAATTGTGGCAATCTTTCTTTTTATTTCTGTGAAAACAGAGAATACGACCATCCACTAATGGCATGTCTGTTTGTCATAGACGAGTTGTTTGTAAAACTTTGTGAAAATTTTGACTACTACATGTCCGTCACACCAAAAATCGCGCCACCATCACGCGATTCTATCTGGGCGAGACAAAATGGCGATGTTTGGTATAAACACAAAGAGATACGGATTGGATACCCTGTAATGTATCTTGAAGATATAGAAATTCACTGGATTCATGAGGACACCGCGGAGGAAATGTTATCAAAGTATAATCGCAGACGTGAGAGATATCTGACAAATAAACCAGAGACGATGTTTTTTTGGTCAGATGGCGACATGATGAACGATCATGAACCACAAAAATACAACAATTTGGTGTATCGCTTCACATCCCTACCGAATTCTATTTTTATTACGCGATATACAAAAATCGCGCGATTTTACAAAAACACACACATAATGACGGATTGGATCAATGGACCCACCGATAGAAATGAATCGTTTCAACTTATGGTGAATTTTATCAACGACAGGGTTAATGCGTTCAAGGAGGCATATGCAAAATATCCTCCAGAGGAAAACATAAAAAGCATCGAAAAAAGAGATAAAACACAAATCGCCAATGAATATTTTCTCAGAGGTTGTGGTGACGGCGATTTTACATGCAATGTATTTTTCGTCGACGAACATGAATGCTGTGTGAGCATAATTCGTCACGATGAGGACACTGGTTGGGAAAACGGGTTTGATGTGGTTGTCGAAAACGAAACTCTTCATATTCCACCATCTCGCGATAGTTTCACGCGCATCCTTTTTATCACAAAAACCTCTCTTATTCCCGTGAGTGACGTTCCACAGTGCATACCAAAAGTTATCGTTCAGACGAATGAGGAAAACATTTACAAAAACAGGTATGCTTTTTTATCACAAAAAAGCATTTTGGAAGCCAATCCTGAGTATGAGTATGCATATTTTAACAGCCATGACAGACGCTCATGGCTGCGCGAAAATTTCGATGATGATGTGGTTTTTGCATATGATATGCTTGTTGCAGGAGCGTTTCAGGCAGATCTGTTTCGCATCGCTTATCTTCTCAAACGGGGAGGATGTTACATTGACTTTAAAATGATTGCGCGATTTCCTCTGCGTAAAATTATAGAACAAAATGACGATTTGGTGATGTGTTGTGACTATGAGCGAAGCAATAGCATGGATCGCGAACAAAGTAAATCATACCTCAATGCGTTAATTTTTGTCAAACCAAATTCTGACAAAATGCAACGCGTTCTACAGGCATGTGTCAGAAAAATTCTGTATGGTCGACGCGAATTTGAGGAAGAAATGACGCAGGGTGGTTGTTCAAAAATACTGAGCGTGTCCGGACCCTGTTTGTTCTACGAAATTTTGCAAAATTCATTGAGCGATGACCAATTAAAGCTAAAACACATCATTGAGAAAAACGATGAATCGTATTATAAAAATTTTAGAATAATGTCCCTCAAGACGGGAGAATGTGTTTTTACAAAGACACACCGCAATTATGTGCGTGACACAAAATATGACGAATTGTGGTTTCGGCGTGAGATATTTTACACAAATGCGGCAAAAGTCGGCGATATTTTTGTGTTCGTCTATCCACATCGCTACAATGACACGTTTAGTTTTTACATAACCAATGATGGGTGCCTCTCTATTTTACGCCATCAAGGAGAGGGTTGGGGTATGAATTTGAGACTAAAAATTGTCAATAATATCACATCGCGTATGATTGACGTAAATGTTGGAAACAGTAAGGATCACGTGAAAACTATTCGACTCAATTATGCTCAGAACAATGACAAGCCTAAAAATGTGTGTTGACTGCTGAATTAAATTCACATTAATTATGTAGAAATCAGTATAAAACACTTTTTAGTTCCAATTGGAACTAAAAAGTAAATATGGTTTAAAGAATTGGTATCAGTAATTAAAATGAAAGAAAATGAAACCGATAAAACTAAGAAAGATGGTAGAACAGCAACTTTGAAGGCGAAAAAAGAAAAGCGTGATGGAAAACGGGAACAGGCAATAAAATGTAATCTTTCTGGTAGGTTGTTGGGAAAACCAGAGGAAAAGGAGAAAATGCTGATGTCCATATTGAATTTGGTGTCTTCTGTATCCAAGATGGCACACAAGGCGTCAATTGTTTTTAACCGCATGCTTCTCCATTGTCTCAACAACGACATTGATCTACCGGATTTGACAGAAAAAACACTTTACAACCAATGTTTTAACATTGGTGTGGGAAATCCGTCAAAAATTATTCCCCAGCTGGCAGAGACATGGGGTAAGTATTTTGATACTGAATCAGGTGTCATGAAGGAAAAAACAGCACAAAGGAAGAATGCAGGTATGAAATTTAAACCTAAAACTAACTTTATGTGCATGCACGAAACCGTTAGTGTTGCACATAGTTACTCAGCCGTCACATATACCACCAACTTCAAAAACATGCTCGTTTCTACGTTTAAATCAAGGCAACATGCATACGTTTCACGGTGGTGTAAGAAAAACGACATTGACAGAGAACATTGTCACGCTATTTGTTTTGCTGTCAATGGCTGGGAATACAGAACAAAACTACCAAGTGAGGCTGTTTCCTTTGTGAATGAACAGAGGGAAATTCTTGGTGTTAAGGATGAAGAGCCCATCACTCACACATGGATAAAAACAAACATGGAAA